ATATCAAAAATATTAATAAAAATCTATATTTTTATTACTATTTAGTCACACCCATAAGAGAATGCTTAGCTTTAATACATTTCAAAAATTGCTATAGTAGATTATGGACAATAATAATAATGAATTGTCGACGACGAGAGGTTCGAATGATGAATTATCGTCGACGAGAGGTTTGGACATTGTTCTATATTATGTTGTACCGATTTGTTTATACGGAATGATATTGTACTTGTATGTCGCGAAATTTTGAAATGAAAATTGATTTCACCTTTTGAATAATTAATTAATTAAATAACAGTATACAATGGAAACACTCTACTTCAAAATTTCAGAGTTTATCTCAAAAAAATTCAAAACCCAAATACGGCCTATTTCTGAATTAGAAATGAAATACTATATGTTGCTCCAAACTATAAAGAAAGGCGCTTTGCTATCTGAACAAGATTTGACGTTGATTCATTCTCTCCCGCGTGAAAACCTCGTAACCATTTTGAAACTTTATAATATTCATATTCACAACTTGCAGACAGTGGTCGACCTCATCGAGATTGAGTTATAATACGTCATTGAAAAAAAGTCAAGTCAGTCAGGGTCTCATAGTGTTTTTTCATCCTTGTTTTCTCTTTGTCGACATACATAATTTTTAAAACTAAAATCCCATATCATAGTCGTCCATTTGGCAAACGTTTTTGTCCACCAGTGTATTGGCCAGTTTGTTGTCAATCACCAAGGATTCGACGGAGCAAACATTGTTTTTATTGGCGTGTTTCTTCGTCATAAACGAATTCTCCACACTTTTATCGTAATCGACGATCGAAACTTTTTGCGGATTGTCGTTGTTTTTTTCCATAGATTGAAGGTCAAGGAGAAGGTTGAATGCACCTGTACCGAAATATCCGAATTGTCCAGTCATTACATTGGATGATACCCCGCGCATATTATCGAGATGTCCGTGCCTTGCCGCATTCAAGAACATCTCCGTGTGCATTTCAAACGTCGCCTTAGCAATTGGCCCGATTGTATCCTTTAAAATGCCTGATCTATAGACCGCGACCAAATCTTTTCCGTTATATGTCATGCGATCACACAAAACACTCAGATGATGGTAATTTACATACACGTCGCTGTGCTCCATTACATCTGAGAATTCCGTAAGAATTGCGAGTCTGGCCGCTTCAATTCCCAATGTCTTATATACTTCCTGGATATCGTTACTGTATGTCTTCGGAGCGTCAATAAAGCTCAATCCCAACACCTGTAGGAAATTCGTTCCGGTCGTGTCCAGTACCCATGTATCTTTCCTGACATATTTCCCGTCTTCTTTAACCACACTGTTGGGGACTTTTCTCGGGAGAACTTTCGAGATGCCTTCGACCCCTCTAAGAATAGTCTTCTTTAACAAAGCCTCTTGGAAATTCTTCAGCATGTAGATTTCATCCGCACTGTCAATCGGGGTAGCTTCTGTTTTCTTATTATTCGCTTTCATCAGGCGAATTCTGAAAACCAACTTGTTGTCGTTGTAGTCCGAATAAATGCAGGAAATTTTATTCGCAAATGCATATCCCTCATTCATAGCGAAATACACGTCATCCATACGGATATTTTTATCAAGCATCAACTCTGCATTCATTTCCATACGGATAATCCACTTGGATTTAACCAAATCTTCTTTGAACTCTATTTGCGTGAACTCCTGGACTAATCGTTCGTATTCGAAATAATCTTGCAACATCGGTCGGTCATCTTCGATTACAGTATGTTCGTCGTACGGATCAAAATAGATTTTCACATTTTTTACGATATCCTGTAATCGTGTATGTTCGACCATAGTGGCGTATTTCATGGCCCTGTCTTGATTCAATGAGTCAATAGGTTTCAGAGCAATAGTGAGTGAAGGGTTTTTCGGGTTTTTCGTCAATCTCAATATTTCCTCAATTCGTGGAACTCCGCGCGTCACATTCGATTTTGACGCAACTCCGACATTATGGAAGGTGTTCAAAGTGAGTTGTGTAGTAGGTTCACCTACAGATTGAGCCGCAACAACCCCGACCATTTCACCTGGATGGACTATGGCTTGTTTGAATTTGAGGTATATTGTATCTAGAAGAACATTGAGTGCCTGTTTGTTGTATCTACGTTTTATGAGTAGCTCTTTGGGAGAAAGATAGAACTCGTACAATATCTTGAACAAGGGGTTTTCCTGGACGAAATAACAGTATTCCATCATTCGCTTCCAGTTCTCATCTATAAGTTGAAATGCTTCCATAGGAGTAATATCCACCGCAAAAGTTTCGTCGATTTCCAATTGACCTTGTATATTCTTGATGAGCTGACCGATATTTACCGGAAGTCGAACGACGTTGTCGTTCCGAAAATGGAAAACTTGTTCGACCAAGAACTTCCGATTGAGAATCATACGGTCAATCAATTCGCGAATTTTAATTCTCGTTGAAACACGTTGTTTGGTTAATCGACTTATCGTTGCCTTGGTGAAGACGTTCATGAGTTCATGTTTCTTTGCATCGGCCTCTTGTAACCCTATAATATCGTAATGCATATAAATATCCTCGATACTCATTTCCACCAGCGGTATATTCTGATTCTCGACTTTGATCGAATCGAAATTATCATCTCCATAAGAGAACTGGACAATTTTCCCCATGTGATTTCTCGCAGTTAGGTCGTAACAAATAATGATATCTTCAAGAGATTTAACGATTCGCCTTTGGATATATCCTGTTTCCGATGTTTTTACCGCAGTATCAATTAATCCGATACGCCCAGCCATAGCATGGAAGAACATTTCATGAGGCGAAAGTCCACTGATGAATGAATTCTCAATGAAGCCTCTGGCGTTTGGTGAGTCGTCGTATTTACTGAAATGTGGTAGGGTTCTGTGTTCGAAACCATAAGGTACTCTTTTACCCTCCACACTCTGCTGTCCCAAACAAGACAACATTTGTGAAATATTAATCGGCGATCCTTTCGAACCGGAATTCACAATCATCAAGAATCGATTTTGTTTACTGAGACTGTTTCGTCCGATTTTCCCTGCTTGTTCTGTCGCCTTATTCAATATATTATTCACACGCATCTCGAAATCCGTCGCGTTGTTATTTGCGCTTTTATTTTCATAGATACCCAAATGTAATTCCTGGATCAAATCCTGTACGTCTTGTTTCTGTTTATTGACGACTTGGATGATTTCCTGTTTTGTTTTTTTATTCGCAATTAAGTCGCTAATTCCGACACTAAACGAACTTGTCCGCATATACTCCGTAATAATATTCTGGAGGTCGTCAATGAATTGTACACACATAGGGTTGGTGAAATCGTTCGTGATTCTATGTAGAATCCCCTTACTCGCTGACGCCATGATGGACTTTTCTATTTGACCACCGATATACTGACCATTCTTAATTATGACTGTGTTGTTTTTATTGAATTCTGCGTCTTTATCCGCATCAAATAGTTTGGTTTTCTGTTTCATGGAAACCGGCGGGAAGATATGGGACAAAATTTCAAAACTGGTATATGTTTTGTTCTTTTGGGCGAATTTTGTCCCGTCCACGCGCTTACACATCATTAACAGATTCATTGCGTCCTTGCTATTAATTTTAACGTTATTACGTGTAAATCGAAAACAACCCAGCAAAGAGTCTTGAAAGATACCGATGATCGGTGCGTTCTTCGAAGGGCTCACGATTTGATAAGTGACCGCTGGGAGAAACATGAGTTCTGTTTCCGCAGATATACTTTGAGGCATGTGCATATTCATTTCATCACCATCAAAATCTGCATTGTATGGATTGGTTACCCCAACGTTGAATCTGAAAGTATCTCCTATCTTCATCACCTTTACTTCATGACACATCATGCTCATTTTATGTAAACTGGGTTGACGGTTGAAAAGGACATAATCTCCGTCCATCATATGCCGATGGATTTTATCGCCGGATTCCAACACGATACTATCTCTGTCCACATATCTCAAAGAGATATTATCACCGTTTTTTCGTTCCAGCCGATTTGCTCCTGGATATCCGTCCGGTCCATTCTGGACGAGTTTCATCAAATAGTTCCGATTTCGGTCGTTCACAGTGACTGGTTTCGTGATGTTTTTCGCGATTTTCATTGGCACGCCTAATTGCGTAATCGACAGATTGGGGTCACCGGTAATAACTGATCGTGCACTGAAATCTACTCGTTTTCCCATCAGGTTTCCTCGAATACGGCCGTATTTCGTATTTAACCTTGAACTAATACACTGGAATGTTCTTCCTGAATTCTGCCCGAGTGGACTTGTCCCGCTGGCCTTGTTATTTGCAATCATCGTCACGAAATATTGCAGTAATTGGTAATTCTTTTCAATTAACTTCGGCGACCCGTTCGTGGCGATCGCCTCTTTGATCATGTTGTTGTATTTCAAGATATTCATGTAAATATGCGTCAAGTCGTCCTCACTTCTCTGTTGCGCATCATGTTTCACCGAAGGTCGAACTGCTGGAGGAGGAACAGGAAGAGCGTAACAAATCATCCACTCTGGTCGCGACCATATAGGACTGAACCCCAAAAACTGAACATCTTCGTCTGATATTCTCTTAAACATTTTATAGATTTTCTCAGGAGGTAAATTCTGCGTTACAGTGGTATCTTCTTCCGCACCGTCAACACGGATCTTCTCCCAAATCGCGGTTACACTTGCGAATCCCTCCAATTTCAACTTATCTGGCTGTTTGCATCCACACCCATCCTCTGTATCTTCTCCACATCGTTTTGTATGGATATTTCCCAAGACTTGCCATCTTTCCTCTGGAGGAAGGACCAACAAATGCTTATACTTGTTTTTGTTAATCAATAGTTTGCTGCACTTATAGCATGTAACTTTGCAAATCTTTATGATATCTTTAATATGTTGGACGAAAAAGACTGGCATAGCCAGGTCCATATGCCCAAAATATCCAGGAGTGTCCATATAGGTGAGTCCATCAGTGGGACAAAATATACCCTTTTCGAGCACTCCCATTTTGGCATCAAATAATCCACCGACCGATTCGCGCGACACGATTTCCACAACTGAGTTTTTCCGGATTTCTTCAGGAGATAGCATACTGAATTGAATTCCAATGATTTTCGACGGATTTTGATAATCATTTGTCTGAATGCGTTTCATTATATTGGTTTATAATATATACTATATTTTATTTATATTCATTCAAATTCAATTTTTCACTAAAACAAAGAGTTCGTTTCTCTTGTACAAATAACATAAAATTGAAATTATTCATTCCACCCTATTATAACATATATTCAACAAGCGGCCATGAAGGAAATAATGTATAAGACAAAGGAGAAGAAGATGAAGAACGATAAAAAACTCTCAACGACGAGGGTGGAGGAATCTTCCGATGATTACGACACAAGTGAGTCCGATGAGGAGACAGTATAT